CGCGATCGATCCGGCGATGGGTGACGGTCAACACGGCTATTACATCGACATGCTGGCCGAAACCGGCGTGGCGGTTTGAGGGAAGGAAAACGCCATGATCGCTTCGCTGGTCTACCTGGTAGTTTACCTGATCGTTGTCGGCGTCATCATCTGGCTGCTGCACTATCTGGTGAACGCCGTTCCGCTCGACGAGCCGTTTCGCCGCGTCGCCAATGTCGTCATCGTAGTGATTGGCGTTTTGATCGTGATCCTGTTGCTGTTGCAATTCGTTGGCGCGATCGACGGTGGGTTACCGCGCCTGGGAAAGTAGAAAGCCGGGTCGATGATTTGCCGCCCTATCCGCCACCACCGCCGTCGATTTGCCGGGGCTGTTAGCGCGACATGAGCGACCCGAGCCTGCCGGTTCAAAAGGCCATGGTCGGCGCAATGACCGCGGCATCGATCGCGGGCGGGCGGATTTACGACCAGGCACCGACCGCGGCGCAATTTCCCTATGTCACCGTCGGCGATTGCCAGGTGGTGCCTGACAAGGCCGATTGCATCGACGGTGCCGAAATCTTTCCACAAGTCGACGTCTGGTCACGCGCCACCGGCTTTCCAGAAACAAAGCAGATTGCCGCTCAAGTGCTGGCCGCGCTCGACGACAAACCCTTAGCGGTCGACGGCTATCACCTGACGGTTTTTGAATTCGTCGACGTTCGCTATGTGCGCGATCCAGACGGCATAACCCGGCACGGCATCCTGAATTTTCACGGTCTATTGCACCCGCTCTAACACCAGGAGGAAACACCATGGCGCAACCAACTGTTCTACCCGGCACGAAACTCTGGATCTTGCTCGGCGACGGCGCGCAGCCGGAAGTGTTCGAACAGCCGTGCGGCCTGACCACCCGCGGCATTGCATTCACCGCCTCGACCAACACCACGCTGATCCCGGATTGCGACGACCCGGAAGCACCGGCGTGGGAAGCCAAGGACGTTAACGGCCTGTCGGCACAAGTCAGCGGCAACGGCGTGATGGCGATCGAAAGTTTTGACGTCTGGAACGACTGGTTTCAATCGGCCGCATTGAAAACTTGCCAGGTCACGCTTGACGACCCGGCGCTCGGCCATTGGGAGGGTCAATTCATCCTGTCGCAACTGACCTATGGCGGCCAGCGCGGCCAGAAAGTCACCGTCGATGTCACGATGGACAATAGTGGCGCGGTGCCGTGGATACCGTCCACGCCGTTGACCGCGCGGGAAGGCACCGAGCCGACGATTGAGCGGCGGGTGCGCGCATCGGCGTGATGCCATGCCGTATAGCGGCAACCCGACGGTGAAGTCGTTCAAAACCGACATGCTGAAGTTTCGCGAAATTTTGGCGGTCGACCTCGAAACCAATTATTTGAACCGCGCCGACGAGTTGATTGCCAACATGAAAGGCGCGGTGCCTGCCGACAGCGGCACCCTGAAAAACTCGATCCGAAAAAAGAACGTCACCCGGCGCGACCAGGCGTCGAAACGGGTTTCGATCCTGGTGATGGCCGGCGGGCCAATGACGACGCATCGCAGCGGCACCGGCGAAATTTACGATTACGCGCTCGGCGTCGAGTTTGGCACCGTCGACACCAAGGCCGAGCCGTTTTTCTATTCATCCGCGCGGCTGTATCGCCAGGCCGGCGTCGCCTCGGCGAGGGAAACCGTTGACCAGGCGATTGCGAAGAACAACCGGGTGCGCGAATTGCGGGCGTTGAATTACAACAACGCATCCGGCAGCCGTTCTGTCGGCGGCGCTGGCGGCGCGACGGTGCTATGAGTGCCGACGGCTCGACCACGGTGTTCTGGGGCGACGGTGAAACCCGGTTTCGGATTTCGATCGGCGGGTTTGCCGAATTGCAGGAAAAGATCAACGGCAGGCGCGCGGCAGCGGGGTTGCCCGGTGTCGGGCCGTCGACGCTGGCGAATGCAATCCGCGCCAACGATGCATGGCCGGACGACGTGCGGGATATTTTGCGCATCGGCCTGGTCGGGGCTGGCATGAAACCGCATGAGGCGCACCGCAAGCTGGTGCTGTATTTCGATCGCCGGCCCCCTGTTGAAAGTTACCTGGCGGCGTTCGCCGTGCTGGTCGGTGCCTTTGTCGGCATCGCCGATGATGACTTAAAAAAAAAGACGACGACGGCGGAGCCGACGAGCCCATCGCCATCGGCCGCCTATACGCCAACGGGGCCGTGATGGGGTTCACGCCGCAAGCGGTCGACGCCTGTTCGTTCTGGCAACTCGCCGCGTGCGTCGATGGGTACAACAAGGCCAACCATCCGAACGATCCGGCACCGCCATCGAATGCCGAGCTCGACGAATTCACGGCGCGCCATGAACGGTTCATGGCTTCCAAAATGGTGCACTGATGGCGAATGACCTGGTCGTTACCCTGGGCGCGCGGCTCGACCAGTTTGCCGCCGACCTCGACCAGGCCGGCAACATGGCCGACGGCGCGGTCAGCAAAATCGAAAAATCATTCGCCGGCCTTAACCCTGGCATCAACCTGGCTGGGCTGGGCGCACTGGCCGCGGGAGCCGTCGCCGGGTTCGGCGCGCTGATGGCGATTGTCACGTCGCTTAATAACGGCCTCGCCGAAATGGCAAAACAGGCCGACCGGGTCGGGCTGTCATACGAACGTTTCCAGCAACTGAAATTCGGCGCGGCCGCGATCGGCATTGGTGACCGGAATTTCGGTGCCGATATGGAAGCGTTCACCCTGAATGCGCAAAAGGCACTGTCGACCGGCAATGACCTGAAGCGGGTGTTCGAAGCCAACGGGGTCGCGATCACCGACAACAATGGCAAGCTGAAGCAAACCAATGTGCTGTTCGAGGCGGCGGTCGATATCATCAAGCGCGCGCCGCGACTCGGCGATGCGATGCAGATTGGCTCGTTCCTCGGGGTGTCGAAGGACTTTTCGCAGGCGATCTATGAAAGCGGCGATGCCTTCCTGAAACTGGCCTCCACCGCCAACAGCGTTGGCGCGGTGATCGATGACGCCACCATCGAAAAATCCAAAAAGTTTACCACCGAGTGGAACAGGGCCAGCGCGGTGTGGGGCGCGCAGATGAAGGCGGCGACGCTGGAATTCCTGCCGCTGATCAATGATGCCATCGCCGCGGCCGGCACCTTGATCAGCTATGTCAGCACGGTTACGGGTGCCTTGCGGGCGATTAAGGAATTCGGCACCGGCGGTCCCGACCTGGCGACGGCCAGCCTGGATACGCTCGAAAAGCGGCTCGATGACCTGGTCAAGATCCAGGACAAATTAACCGATCCAGAGCGGCGGGTCGGCAAGATGTTGTCCGAAGATGTGATGGTGAAAAAGAACCCGCTAACGCCGATCGAGTCGTTTCAACTGGCCAACATTCCCAAGGAGGACGTCGAGCACACCGCCGAGGATGTCGAAAAGGAAATCGCTAAAGTCGTCGCAGCGATTGCCAATTTCAACGCCAATGGACCGAAGATAAGGGTCGGCGTCGAAACGCCAAAGCCGAGCATCAATCCGGGCATCAAACAGCCGGAGGGAGCCGAAAGTTTTTACGATCGGCAGAACGAACAGATCGAAAAGCATATTGCGCTGACGCAGGCCGACACCGCGGCGGTCGGCGAAGGTGTCGGCGAGCGCGAGCGGTTGCGCACCGAGGCGGCGCTCTATGCGGCGCTGTTGCGCGACGGCGTCACCGACACCGAAAAATTTGCCGAGGCGATCGCCGATATGGCCGAACGCTCTGGCGAGGCTGCCAAACAACTCGCCATGGTCCGGCATAAGTCGGCGGAACTGGCATCCGCCTATCAAACCGTCGGATCGGCGGTGTCAACCGCGTTCGCCGACGCCATTATCGAGGGCAAGAAACTCGACGAGGTTTTAAAAAGCCTGGTCAACACCTTGTTGCGCGCCGCGATCAACAAAACTATTTCGAACGTTTTCGATATCCTGTCGCCAGTGAAAAAGTTTGCCGGCGGCACCGATAGCGCACCCGGCGGTATGGCGGTTGTCGGCGAGCGCGGGCCAGAGCTCGTGAACCTACCGCGCGGCAGCCAGGTGATACCGAACGACGTGTTGCGCCAGGGCACATCGGGCGGGGCGATTGTGTATTCACCCGCGATCGACGCGCGCGGGGCATCCGTCGAGGCGGTGGCGCGGCTGGCGCAGGTTATGGAAGCCGACCGCGCGGCGTTCGCCACCCGCACCGTTGCCACCATTCAGCAAGCGCGGCGCGCGCGGGTGCCGGGTGTCTAAAATGAAGTCGGGCAAAATCACGGTGCAGTGTGTCGCGTGCAAAACCATCCGCGACATCACCTTGAACCAAGCCGCCAAGGGCCAGCCGTTTTGCCCACGCTGCGGCAATGTAGAGGTGGCGGTCAGCGCCAGCGTTAAGCAAAAATGACCATCACCTATCCGGTCAATTTGTTGCCAGGCTTTCCAGGCTGGACAACCGGATTTGCGCTGCGCTGGCGGCAAGAGCAATCGACGCAAGCCTCGGGCCGCATCCTGGTCAAGGACATGGGAATGCCGCTGTGGACCTTGCGCGCGATGACGAAAGTGTTGTCACCGAACAACCTCGACGCCTGGCGCGCCAAACTGGCGGCGCTCGAAAACGGCTTGCAAGCGTTTTGGGGTTACCCGATGTCGCGCTGTTATCCGATGGCGTACCCTCACGGCACCTGGCCGACCGGGGCGGCGTTCAATGGCGCAGCCGCGCTCGGCAGCATCAATGCCAACCGCAAGGCAATCACGCTGTCAGGCTTGCCGGCCGGCTTTAAGCTGTCGGTGGGTGATTACGTTTCGATTGCCGGCGACGTGCACCAGGTGATGGAGCCGGCCACCGCCGCGGTCGACGGTGCCACCGCTGAATTCGAAATCCGGCCGCATGTCTGGCCGGGTGTGGCGACGCCGAAAACCGTATTGGTGAAGCAACCGGCGTGCCTGATGGTGATCGTGCCAGGCTCGGTTGCCTCTGACGCGGCGTTGAACGGCTGGGGCTCGCTGTCATTCCAGGCGATCGAGGCGCGGCTATGATGATCGCAAGGGCGACATCGTGAGGGATATCAGCGCGGGCAATTACACCGCGCTGCAAAACCGCATCCTGATGCCGCGCGATTTCATTTGGTTCGTGGTCCGTGATCGCTCAAGCGGGCTCGGCGTCACCGATGGTTACTGGTCGGATATTGGTTCGATCACCGCATCGATTGTCGACCCCGACACCGGCGGCATTGTTTCGCGCAGTTGGGTCGGCGCGGGCTCGCTGATTTCGATTTCCGACATTCCGCTGGTCAGCAATTTGACGGTGCAGAACATCACGGTGACGCTGTCGCAAGTCGCCGACCGCGTCAACAATTTGGTGCGCACTTACGATTGCAAACAAGGCCGGGTCGAAATCTATCGCGGGCTGTTTGATCCGAACACGCGGCAGATGGTGGCACCGGCCGAGCCGCGATTTGTGGGGACGATCGACGAGGCACCGATCAAGACGCCGGCCGAGGGTGAAGGCGGCGACGTGCAGCTAACCTGTACCTCGAACACCGCGGAGTTGACCCGCAGC